TGATATATTACAGTATGGTCATCGACAAGGACAATGGACATTAAGAAATAAATTATTTGATGATGTCAAAAAAGAACCATTTAGAAAATTACAAGTGTTCATGAAATTAAAGGGTTACTATTTATTGGATTTATCTGACCCAACTAAATCAAATTATTCTAAAATATATCTTTGGGTAACAAAACCACTAAACTATGATAAGCAGCCATTATTATGGCATAAATTAAATAAATTACCAGAAGGATGGGTAGAAGCTGATATACAAGACATTAAAAAAACCTATCAAGAAGTGTTTGATAAAATAATAGCAGCAGATGAAATGAAAAGTATTATCGAAAAAAATAGAGTTGTTAAAAAAACTTTATTAGAAAAAAACAAGAAATTGAATAAAGAAGTATTAAATAAGGCTGCAAAAGTATTTGTTGAAAAAAGTTTTAAAATATTGGAAAATAGTATAATTGAATTAGAAAATAGTGGTAACTTTTTCGTTGAAGTTAAAGATATTGCTAGATTGATCAAAACTACTATCGATGTTATAGCTGATGAGAATATTACAAAGTGTGTTCCTGTAGATGTATTACAGTATGGTCATCGTGATGGTTTTTGGACAAATAGAAAGGAAGCATTTACTAATGAAAATCATCCTTTTAAAAAATTACAACGCATAATGTTTGAAAAGGGTTACTATCTTCTAGATGTATCAGATCCTAAAATATCAATAGCAATTAAGATATTATTATGGGTAATAAAACCAAAATGGTATGATGAAAAAGATAAATTATGGCATGGATTAAATAAATTACCAAATGATACTCCATCCGAGAAAGTGTGTATAAAGGAAAATTAGATTATTTTCATTGTTTTTATATTTAGTTTATATATATTATTATTTTTTATTTGTAAATAAGTATTATTATTTTGTATATTTATAATACCACCAGTAATACTCAATATATTTTTATTTATTCTTTTAATAATTGGATCAGTAATCGCTGAAAATATATTTGTTGGATATCCATAAATATGAATATTATTATTTTTATCAATAGTAATAATATCATTATAAATATAGAAACTAGGATTAGTATTATTTGCATGCAAACCACCAACATATATTCTAGTTCCATTTTCTAAAACATATTTAGTTTGACCAATTCTTTGAAAAGTCCAAAAAGGGCTATATCTATTAAAATTAAGAGTTAATAATAAACTAGCATCATAAGCACTAAAATTAGGATGTTTAACCATAAAATGCCAAAATGCTTTATGCATAAGTTGTCCGTTTTTTTGTCCAAAAATTGGTTTAATTTGGGATCTGAATAATTTTATTTGTTTTATTGATAAGTTTATTTGATCAATAGTTTCAATAAGAAAATTATTATTCTTTAATGCACAATAACCTTTATAAGTATTATAATTAATATCATAAATCGTTCATTCGTATAATTTTTTGAATAATGAATATTTATTTTTATATTTAATATATTTTTTATAATAGTTCATTATAATATAATTATACATTATAATCATTAAAAGTAATATGGATAATGTCTATTATAAAAAATAAAATTAGGATAATTATAAAACCAGCTTGGAATATATTTCCAAGCATCATCTGTTAAATAAGTATCTTGTGGTCCTTTTGCAACTAATTGAATGAGAGCTCCATTATGATGTTCTTTAATATCATTATTTATAAATATGATAAATATAGTGATAAATATCAAAACAATAATGATATAATCCATATTTATATATTAATAAAATAAAAAATTGAAAAAAATAAAAATAGGAGTTCTTTAAAAGATAATTTAGGATAAATATTATAATGGGATTATTTAAAATATTTATTAAAATACTCAATAAATCATCAAAACGTTGGTCTTTTTGGATATTTGTAATTATTATGATAATAATAAATACAATTCCTAATTATTTTTTAAATAATATAATTAATAAAGATGTAACTAAAGCACATTATTCAGTAAAATTATATATTATAATTCGATTATTTGTACAAATATTAAATTATTTTTATAAAATATTCGTTAGTGCATTAATAACAGAATTAAGATCAATATTTAATAATGATGCATATGAAAGATATAGCAATTCAAGTATTGAATTAAAAGAAAAAGAAACTGCGCAAAATTTTAGAAGAAAAATACTTAGTGCATCTTGGGCAGTTGGTTCATTAATAGATTGGGGTTTACCTACATCAATAAATGTAATAACTGCTACAATAAGTACTATATGGTTGTTTTACGAAGAAAATATGTTTAATATAATGGTCATAATTATAATTAGTAATTATCTAATATATTATATTTTTATAAAGAACCTACATATAAAATTTATAAATTTACGAAATAATATGCGTAAGCAAGGTAATAAATTACATTCTAATTTAATAAAAAAATTACCAGAATTAGATAGTACTTATAATAATCATATTAATTTAGTAGAAATAGAAATGAAGTTATTAAAAGAACAAGAAGAAATAAATAAATTATGGGAATATATAACTTTAGTTGTTAATTTTTCTAATAATATACCATTATTAATATTATTGTTTGTTGATGTAAATATTACATATTTTCTATTATTAATAAATATATTTGGAAATTTTACTAGTTCATTAGCTGGTGTTATGGGTTTTTTAAATCATTATTCAAATTTAGAACTCAAATATAATATTTATAAAGACATATATAAAAATTAGTTTATTTAAGAAAATATCATTAATGATATATAATGATAAGAGAAGCACTAACATTTAATGATGTATTGTTAGTACCAAAATATTCAGAGATTAGAACAAGGAAATCAGTAGATTTGAGTACAAATTTGACTAAAAACATAAAATTAAAAATACCAATTATATCTTCAAATATGGATACTGTTACTGAAGATAAAATGGCAATTGCAATGGCATCATACGGGGGTATTGGTATAATTCATAGATTTTTGAGTATTAAAGATCAAGTGAATTTAGTAAGGAAAGTAAAACGTCATATAAATTATAAGATATATGATCCTTATACAATAAACTTAAATGATACTTACAATGATTTTTTAAATTTAGTGAAAGAAAAAGGTGTTAAAGGATTTCCGGTTGTAAATAAAACTAATAAATTATGTGGTATAATAACTAATAGAGATATAATATTTGCAAATAAATCAACAATAATAAGAGACATAATGACTCCAATAGATAAATTAAATTATGCTGAAGATACTATTGATTTAGATACTGCATTTAATTTGATGGCAAAATATAAAGTAGAAAAATTACCTTTGGTGAAAAATAAAAAAACATTAGAATTAACTGGATTAATAACAATACGTGATATAATACATTATCGAGAGATCAATAAAATTAGTACTGTCGATAAAATGGGAAGATTAATGGTTGGTGCAGCAATTGGTGTTAAAATGAATCATGATTTAGAGAGAGCAGAAGCTTTAGTAAATGCTGATGTTGATGTATTAGTAGTTGATGTTGCACATGGACATCATATTTTAGTAAAAGAAATGATTATAGAATTAAAGCATAGATATCCACATATTGATATAATTGCAGGTAATGTAGTTACTGCTGCAGCTACAAAATTTTTAATAGAGGCTGGTGCAGATGCAGTTAAAATAGGTATAGGATCAGGAAGTATATGTACTACGAGAATAATGACGGGTTGTGGAGTCCCACAATTAACAGCATTATTTGATTGTTTTGCTATAGCAAAAAAATATAATATTCCAATAATATCTGATGGTGGTAATAGTGGAATAATAGGAAATATATTCAAAGCATTATCAACTGGAGCATCTACAATTATGTTGGGGGGATTTTTAGCAGGTACTGATGAAAGTCCAGGACAAGTTTTAGTAAGAGACGGGAAAAGAGTAAAATTATATCGTGGGATGTCTGGTTATGGAGCAAATATGAGTAGAAGATATAATATAGAAAATGTTGATAATATAACTGATATTATTCCAGAAGGTGTTGATGGTTATAAACCATATAAAGGATCAGTAAAAGAAATATTATATCAAATATGTGGTGGTATTAAAAGTGGAATGAGTTATTGTGGTGTAGATGAATTAATAAAATTAGTTGATAGAGTCGAATTTGTAAAGATAACAGATGCAGGAAGGAAAAATAGTAATTTTCATTCTATTAGTATAATATAAAATTGAAAATTATATAATCTGTAAATAGTTTTATAAATTTATTAAATATAGATAATTTATTATAATAGATTTATGAATTATATGAATAAAATAATTCTTATACCAATACAAAATACAGATAAAATTTCATTAAAAGCAATAATTTTGAACTATTATATTGTGCACAAGAATATCTATCTTAGATATGATATAACAAGATATATTTTTTTAAAAAATTCAGAAAAGCCAAAACAAATGAATTTTACAGAATATATTAAAGTAAATGATTATTTCAATAATATTGTGATTAAGCGACAATTCGATAATGTAAATTTTATATTTGAAATAATGAAGATGCAACCAACCGGTATAGTTGTAATATTAGGTGATGATTTAGCTAATTTTATTAATTTTATTAATTTTAATTACAATACAAATAGTACACTTATGATATAAAAGAAATAAATCACTACACATATTCTATGACTTTAGTCATAGGATTTTATACTTAATTTATTTTCGGATTCATCTTTTGATTCAAATTTACTTTTATAAAATTTATTTATGATATAATTAAAACTTATACTTAAAAAAATATTATCCATAATAATTAATGATTAAAATATTATGGATAGCGAATGCTGGATTTTATTGTAGTTTTGATACAGTGACTAAATTATTTATTCCTGCATTAGTGGATTATATCCAAGAAAATAATTTAGATTTAGATATTTATGTAATGTGTACCGGTATTGGCAATAAAAATGTAGATATTGATAAATTATCAATAGATTTGAATTTGAATAAAGATAAAATATATTTAATACCATCAATTAATAATGCTTATTATAAAGGAAGTGATAATATTGAATTTGAACATAATTATTTTAAAGGATTATTTGTAATAAATGAATTTCTTGATAAAATAGATCCAACTATTATTATAAATTTAAATGATACTGAACCTATTAAAAGACTATATAATAGTATCAAAGATTTAAAATATAAAAAAAGATTTATACCATATTTAGTGATTGATTGTGATAATATACCATATAGTTGGGTATCAGATTATAAGAATATGATTGTAACTACACAATTTGGTAAAGATGTGTTTCAAAAAGTATTGCATAATTGTAATTATTATATAATGCCTCATATTGTTGATGGTATGAATAAATTATCAAAATTAGAAGCAAGGAATATATTAAAAATAGATAATAATAAATTTATTGTAGGATCAATAAATACAAATCATGTGAGAAAACGTTGGGATATTTTAATAGAATCATTTTGTAAATTTGCAATTAATAAAAAAGACGTATTGTTATTATTAAAAATAAATAGAAGAAATAAATTAGTTAATAATTATTCAATCATACCATATAATGATCATGATATCGATGAATTAATTGATAAATATACTAATAAATATAATATTAATAAAAATGTATTTCATATTATTGAAGGATATGTAGAACATAATATTTTAGAAGCAATATATAGTTGTTGTGATATTGGATTATTTACTACATCTGGAGAAGGATGGGGTATGACACCAATGGAGATGGCATTATTTGGAACACCAAGTATTATTCCAAATAATACAACAATGAAAGAAGTTTTTAGGAATAGTAAAGCATTAGTTGATACTATAAAATATCCAAGAAAAATTGGAAGAGATTGGGGTAGAAGTTATGATGATACAAGAAATATTTTTATATGTATTTTTAAAATTTATCCATGCCATCAATATAAATTTGAAGAAAGATATACTATTGATATATCAGAAAAGATAGATACAATCATAATATCCCCATTTAATAAAACAATTAAAAATCCGATCAATTTGAGTATTAATGTATTAGCACATGTAAATAATGTTGATGAAGCCTTTAATTTTTATAATAATTTAGATGAAAATAAAAAAATGACACAAAGAATACAATTTCTAATAAATATTGAATATAATTTTTTAAATATAGAATATGATAGTATAATAAATATAAAAAAATACATAAATTATACAAATAATATGTATTATCAAATTTTAGATAATGTGTATATTGATGAATTAGCAACATTTAAATATTCTTCAGTAGATATTCCAAAAATAGATTCAATAGTTGATAGATTAAATTTATTTTATAATGATAAAAATATATTAGAAAGTGAAGGCAATAAGATGAGACTTATAATTAAAAAAAATTTTAATAAAGAACGTGTTATAAAAAAAATGGTTGATATTATTAATAATATAACAAATATTATTTAACAATCTTCAGGTAAATACATTACTAACATAAGTATAATAGTGTATATAATAGTATGTATTAATAAACCAAGATGGGTAGGACAACCTTGATCATTCGCAATACTATAATTAATATATTTTGAAGTTAAACGATAAGTAGCATTATTAGTAATAAAATAGTATATTAATGATCCATATAATGCAAATTTTAATAATATAGTTAGCGATTTTTTATCAAAAGTATCAAATTGATTTTTCATGATCATATTTAGATATATTATTATAAAAAATAATATAGTATGTATTAGATGGCCAAAGTCTGTTGGACAATTAGTAATTGGATCAAAAATTATATCTTTATTTGTTACATTAAATCTATTAAATAAACTATTTGTTATTTTATAGGTGGTTGGTGTAGATAATAGTAAAAAAAATATGGAACTTGACAATGATATATATAATTTTTTTGCAAATGACATATTATAATATATTAATATTATATATTTTTTTTAATACAAATATATATAGTAATGCAAGAACAAGGATTTTTCGGTATGGATAATCAGACTTTAGCAATTGGTGGTGCAGTCTCATCAAGTTCAAGTTGTTGTTGTTGTTTGTTATTGATTTTATTAATTGGAGGATTTTTTATGACACAATCATCTGGCCAGAGTTTCCAATAAAATTGAAAATTAAATTGATTTAATTTATAAAATTATAGTTTTATAAACATGTCAGCTAACAATTTTAACAATTTTAATAATTTAAATATAAATGATAATTATGATAATTATGATAATTTTAAATGTACACAAAATATCAAGAATGAATTATGGGATGATGTAATTTGTAAATATTTTGAAAATGATCAAAGTATAAAAGCAAAACAAAGAATAGTAGATGTATATAAACATTTTAACATAGGATATCATAGAGCAAATATAATGTATAAAGAATCAATTAATTTATGGAAAGAAGCAATATTAGATGGTAATAGGGTAGATATACCAATTATTTGGTTATTAAAACAAGAATATATGATAAATGAATTAAAAAATATTGGACATGATTTTAAGATGAGTTATAAAAGATATATGGAATATATGTATCACAATTATCCAACGAATTTTGGAAAGCTATTAAGAAACGCGATAGCTAGTTAAAATTAATTTACGAATTAGTAATATTAATGGATAATTTAATAGAAATAGAAAATATCAATCAATTTGATGAAATAATTTGTAATTTAAAAGAAAAAATGGTAATTTATTTTAATGCTCCTTGGTGTAAATTATGTCATTTCAGAGTAACACCAAAAATAAAAGAATTACAAAAAAAATACAAAAATATTAAATTTTATACTGCTAATATAGATAATATTGCGATTAATAAATTAAAAGAAAAATACCATATAAAATATATTCCAACATTAATTTTATTTTATTTAGATAAAATGGATATTCTTAGAGGAATAACAATTGTTAGTAATAATCCAATGGATATAGAAAATTTATTAATAAATGCGATTATCAATACTAATAAAAAAATTGATATTTTAAAAGTAAATTATAATTTAAATAATAAATAATAAATATGGCTTATATACCAAAACATTATAGAAATTTATTAGATGTTAATAAAATATTAAAAAAAACAAAAAATATTAATGATCTTAAAATAATGCCAATTGAATCTAAAGGAAAAGTAAAATTATATGCTAGAAAAGAAATAGATAAAACTGAAATAATTGCATATTATAAAATAAAAATTTATGATTTTTTAAAATATAGTAGTCCAACTCATGGAAAATATCAAATATCTATATACAATCATTTAGGAACTGAGCAATTTGATATGATTGGTGATATTTATAGTGGTAGTATTCCTAAACCTATACAAAATATACCATTTTGGGGACCATTTATTACTAAAACTACAAATATAGATAATAGTAATGTAGAATTAGAATTTAATCCATATTATTATAAAAATTTAAAAATTAAAGTAGGAGAAACTTTAATTTTTAATTTTATTGCTAAACGTACTATAAAAAAAGGAGAAGAAATATTATGGTTTTATAATGATTCTTAAATAGAATTATTTAGGTTTTTTTATTAAAATGTTTAAGTTGATCATCAGTTATTTCATTATTATTAAATATATTATTAACTAAAACAAATCTATTATAAGATTTTTGCATTTTACTTTTAAAATTATTAATATTATTATTAATTTCAACAATAAAGTTTTCGACCCATGATTTTTGTTTTTCCATCTATAATATTATTATTATATAAATTAAATTTGATTAATTTAACAACAACATTTAGGTCTACAACAGATTTTTTTAATACAAAGTACTACTTTTTTACAACAAGGTTTACAACAAGGTTTACAACAAGGCTTACAACAAGGCTTACAACAAGGTTTACAACAAGGCTTACAACAAGGCTTACAACAAGGCTTACAACAAATAGGCTTACAACAAATAGGCTTACAACAATTACACATATTAATATTATTGTATAATAAAATAATAAATTAATGGGGGTATTATTTATTTACTTAAATAATTTAATAGTTATTATTAAAGTAATGAAATATATAAAAAATATAGAAGATTATTTGGAGGTTAAAAAATCTAAAATATTAAATGCAGGCAAAGGAGTTTTTGCAAAAAAAAAGATAGCAAATAATACTCGTTTAGGAGAATATAAAGGAAAAATTATTGGAATAAATAAATTGAATGATTTAAAGGATACTACCTATGTATTTACTGTTATGAAAAATGGCAAACCAATAAAATTTATTAATGGTAAAACATTTAAGAATCCTAAAAAAAATCCATTGATTTTTATAAATGGAGCAAAAACAACAAAACAGAAAAAACAAGTAAATGTGGAATCTTATCAATATAAGCAGAAAATTTATTATAAATCGAATAAAACTATAAATCTAGGAGAAGAATTATTAGTAGATTATGGTGATGATTATTGGATTGATTAATACTATTTACATTGCATAATATCATTACATCGAAATACTGTTACTCCTAAATTATTAATAATAGAATTTATTTTTTTATTTTCTAATTGTTCTGGTAAAATAATTGCCTTTAAATTATTTTTTATAGCTATTTTATGATAAAATCCTACTTCTGGATAATATGATAAATTATTTAATTCATTTTCTAATGTACTACTTGGTGGAAGATTAGGGAATGATTTTTTAATTTCATTGGTATAATAACCATTTATTTTTCCATTTGTTTCATTTCTTGATAAATAATAAAGTGGATATTCTAATAATAATTTACTAGTAAAAAGTAATAATATACTAGTATCTCCAGTCCCAATACAAGCATAATTAGTAATACTAAGGTTATCTCTTAATAAATTTTTTAATTTATTATTAGTATATGGTAATGGTATTTTTGGATTAAAACTTTTTTCTTTCCCAATGGGAAAGATGCTAAACATAACAACATCATAATTAATTGGTTTTAATACTCCAGATTTTATTATTTTAATAAAATTTTCTTCTGTAGTATAATGGGTTAAGAATTGTATTTTATCGTTTATCAATGTTATATTATTTTTAAGATTATTGTATTTGTGTTTATATTTATTATATTT